AAATAATAAAATCTGAAGTAAAAACACCCCAGATTTCAAAATACTACTTACTCTCAAATAAAAATTATCATACCATTGGTTTTAGATAGGTATTGATTTCATTAATGAAAGATGTAACGTCCCGACAGATAACGTATTTATTGCCGAACGATTCCATAACTTTCTGCCAAGCTTTTTGAGAATCGGATTGCTTTCCCTTCCGGGTTTTCATCTCGATACAGAGACAACCGAAATCTCCCCTCCGGAGTAAAAGAATGAGATCAGACACACCCGCAACGGCTCCTTCAGCCTTCAATATTTTCCCCGTGACAATATCCCGGCGTCCTCCATTCGGGATCGAGATCAACAACCGTGCTAATCTCGGGTACTGTAACCGGAACCACCGTACACATGCTATTTGAGTATCACTTTCTTTGTGTTGCATTGCTACCTAATTGAATCATTTTACTTGTACCACCGACCACCACAATAACAACATTCAAAATGATCGACCATATTTATTACTTGCGCCTCCTCCTTAACATTCATACTACACATACAGATACCATATCCATCTTCATCCGGTTCCGGAATACGGATATTCGGGTATTCCCAAAAAGACAATTTCCCTTTACAGGGTATTGGTTCCGGGAATAACACAGGGTTTGCGAGTACCCAGTTGTAGATGATATTTTTACCTGTGATTTCTTTGTAGATTTTAGGATTAATTCCAATAGTCCATTCCTCTGTTTTTTCAGCCCAAATAGAAGGATGATTTACAACACAATCTTTTATTTCGATACTACCAATAATAGCACTAAAGGGGAAATTCCCAAACATACATTCTTTCGCTACCACGGGGAATGCTAATTTCATTTGATCATCTGTCAAATTGATCTTAAATTTTTTTCCATGCGATCCTGCGGAGTGAATTAGTACTCTTCCCCTAAAATTTGTTCTCCAAGTCCTATTTTCTATATCCTTAATGCCACGAACGATTAAGGACGCCCACGGTTGTTTTATCGTTATTGCTTTCATATCCATTTTATTTTTTGTATTATTAATTCAGTTTATTCAAACTTTGGTAATTCACAACTATTTATCCCGGAACTGGCATCCTCGCTATATCTACTGGCAATCCTCCCACATTCCTCTCTAACCTTCTCGCATTGCTCCCTAGCATATTCCTGCATAACCTCAATAATCCGGGCTTTAACGTTAGGACCATAGTAACGCAACTCCATCTTCTTAAATGCCTCCTCCGTTGTCATCATGATCTTTAAGCTTTTCAAGCAGCTCATCGGCTTGTTCCACGGAAATTTCTGCGATTCTTTTTTTATTCGCCACCTCTCCCATCTTCCCGGCACAAAATCCTTGCATTGCCATTGCCGCAAATAATTCTCGTTTCGTCAATATCACCGAGATATTATCATCATCAAGAATCGTTATTACCCGACATTTTTCTTTAGCATTACTCATAAATTCCCGATTGAAAGATTTAGTACACCAACCGTTTTCACCACGAATGGTTTCCCTTCCAAGGAGCCAAGCAAGTGATTATAACCAGGGATCCTTACCTCATTGTAATATTTTTGAGAAAGCATGAATTCCAAATAATTCATTTCATCTCCCTTTTTTTCTCGTTCTTTATATTTTTTCTTTTCACCCATAATGTTATTTTTTCAAACTTTCTTCCAAATCTTTTTCGGCATCCGCCAATTTCATCTTCTTTTCAATCAATTTATCTTTTAACCTTTGATATACAGGATCATTTTCTAGATCTTGAAATAACTCCCCTCGTACTTTAGCCTCGTATCTCTTAATCAATCGCTCAACACGGGTAACCCATCCCTTAGCTGATATTACACGATTATAAGGCTTTTTATATCCCATCTCGTAACCAGTTGTCCTGTCATAGTCATAACGCGAGATATAAATATGATCTTTAGGATATATACATTGATACCTAGCTTCACGCCAACGAAAAAGCCAGAACCAACGATCGTTCATGGAAAGAGGGATATTTATGACGTGTAATGTTTCGGGGCGAACAATATCAGGATGCGTGTCATGAATTCGTCTTACAAAAGCCAATTCAATCCACCTCTCGACTTTCAATTCCTTCTCAACCTCTAATTCATACTCGTAATTATCGTACATAATCATTCATTTAAAATGTAGAAAGTGCTATTTATAGTGTCACCACTCCGGATTAAGTTCAACGCCTCAAGAGCCTCGAGTTCATCCCGTAAATCCTCAGATTTATACCTTTTGGCAATCTCCATGAACATGGCGTGTACCGGAAACCGCTTTGCCTCTACCTTCTCCCTGATTATAGAAGCGATAACTTCACATAGATCATCCATAATTCATATCCTCCTTGAGTCCCCGCTTAAAGGAATTACATTAAAAGATTTAAACCGATCCACTAACCGATTGCCAAACCGACCCTTGAGATCCCCGACCTTTAAATTCGATGTCAGATGATACTTCTTATGCTGGTTTTGGTAAATCTCGTATCTTGCATAAAGAAACTCGTCTATAACAAGATCAAGATCCGTCCCGTAATGCTTTTGATTCTCGACTTCAACCCCGATGTCATTTAAACAAACATTTACCGGCTTCCCGTCAAACGCACCGTCGGCAGCTTCCTCGTTATAAGTATAACGATCTATATGGCCGTGAATTTTGTAATAGTTCATCATCTGGGTTACTGACAGGTTATGGAAAGCATTCCCGTTTCCTGTCATTTCCAAATAATCAGAGAAAACTTGCATAATCATTGTCTTACCCGTTCCTGGAACTCCCAAAAGAAGAATATTCTTGTGTAGCTTGTAATCTTCATCCGAGAAAACTGATTCCGCCAACCGGCACTCGTTAAAATAATACGTCAAAAATCTCAAGACATTACGATTATGGTCATCGATCTGAAAAGAACGAAATTCCCGGTTCATGTAATTTTCCCCGATTTTAGAAATCAACGTCGAATGAGTCATATATTCATTCTCATCTTCCAAATTATAGCTAAAATCTTTCGCTATAGTCCGGTTGTGTTTCTCCGCCAACAGTACTGCCTGGTCTATCGTTAAGGTCCTCCCCTGTCTTATTGTTTCCATCTATTTTTTTTCTTTCGTCATAATTTCCTTCAAGTGTCCGGATGAAATATTCCGGTTTAAACAGCCAGTCAAAAGTTGCGACAAAATCACGCTTACTTTGCCCGTTCAAGAACTTAGATTTAGAAGCCTTAGAGATCATTTCAAATATAGCCTCCTTCCCGTGTTCCCGGTATCTTGCCATTACAGCTTTCTTCCGTTTTTCCGTTATTGCCTTGACCGGGGATAATCCTTTGCAGTTTCCATTAAAAAATTTTACAACTTCCTCGACAAACATTTTTTCAGGAACAATATCCGTGTCTCCAAACGGGAGACATAAATCATCTTCTTTATGTTTTAGTTTTGGTTTCTGTTTATTTAATGGTGCTAGTTTAGGGTCATCTTTAGGTTGCAATGTAGGTTGTGATTTAGGTGTCAAAATTTGATACCTTGTTTTATCCCCGAACCCTTTTCCCCCTGTTTTGACTGACAACAACCCGGATTGAATCAATTTATTCCGGGCATTTTTCATGACATTCGGTGACACTCCCACATTTGCGGATGTCTTAACATCCGAATGTGTCCAGCTATCCATCCAGCCTAAACGATTCGCTACTTTCAGTAGGTAGAAATATAACCTCGTTTCACAGCAGTTGAATTGCCACACTTCGTCAAGCTCCCAAAAATTGTTAACCAATTCGATATAGTTCATCCCCCAATTATTTCCTCTCGTAAGGTCTGCTTTGACTCTCTCTAACTTCCGCCATGGTCGCATCCATCTCCGCATCACGGTCAACCAAAGTTCCCGCTATCGCCTTCACCTCGACAACTGTCATTTGCTCTTTGACAGACTTCGGTAACACTTTCATGTACTCGACCTGTGTTTTCGCCGTATCAACGACCGTGTTCAACAAGTCTTTTATCGCCCCAGCGGTTTTTACATCAATTTTACCGGATTTTAATTGCTGTATAGCGTCCATTGCCTCGGAACGGACATCTACTAATGTTATCCCTGTATTACTCATTTCTACTTATTTTATTGATTTGACGTTGTAAGGCTCCTTTTGCTTGTATTGCCAATTGAACTTCTTTCGGATAACGTGCATACATGCTATTCTCGTTTTTTAGTTGCTCTGATCGGCTAATCAGATAGAGATTTTCAAGGGAACAATTTTGACGGTTACCATCCCGGAATTGAACGTTATACCCCTCCGGGATCAATCCATTAGCTTGTTCCCAAACAAGCCTATGTTTTAGAACAAATTTGTTAGGCTCTGCCTCCTTTATCTCGATATAACCGTCTCTCGTGATTCGCTCGTACCCGACAGGCTTGTGATTCGCAGGGATATGACCTTTCCGGAACATGGAAACTTTCGCTCTCTCGTAAACGTGTTCTGGCATTTCCTGTCCTTTATTGGCCGGGATATGACCTTTCAAGAAACGATGCTTTTTACCCGATTCGGCTAGTTGCATGGCTAAGCGTTTTTGCATGGCATCGTGATATTCTCCCGTTTTCTTCAATCCAAGGATACCGGCTCGCCCGTAAACAGCTACCACGGAGCGTCCCAATTTTCTAGCGATTTCACCCGAGGATTCACGAGGGTAGTGCGCCCTCATGAAATCATCTTCCTCGCTCGTCCACTCTCTACCTTTCATTTTTTGCCCTCTATCTTTTGAAGTTCTATCTCGGCAATCTTGGCATCAATTTTCTCTTTCCGTTTCAAGTACGTTTCCTTGTGCTTCAACTCAACCTCCGCTACAAATTCCGGGGAATATGACCGTACCCATTCCACTAACCATTCCTTCCTGTAAATGTTCTCCCCGACCCCCGACATGATATAATCTCTAAGGATAATTAGTTTCTGCTCTTCCGTAAGGTTTTCGAGTATCGCCAGCTTCTGCACGTCTGTCAAGTAATAAACTTCCCCCGCGAACTCTTTTTTATGTGTTTCCCCGAGTGAATTCAGCATGGCGTAATACATCATCTTGGTTTCAAGTTCCGTTACCGGGGACAAACATTTATTTTCAGATAACATTTGTTTAAAGTGAGCCCGGCACTCCTCGACAGTTTTTTCCAAGGCAATTTCCTTGTTGCGTTTATCTTTTTTCTGCAGATCCGCCAAGATCACCTCTTCTGAATTTGAAGTATTTTGACTTTCATACCGCGCTCTACAACTCGGTTCCACGTATAAATATTCTCCCAAGCTAGAATTCCCAACCACAACAAACGCCTTTCTTATCTTTCCTGATATGACATTTTGTTCGAATTCCTTTAATTCTTTTTCGTACTCTTCCACGTCATGAGGATATTCTTCCAAAGCTTCTTGATATTCCCTCTCCCCGTCTTCATCTTCATCAAAATCATCTCTTTCCGGTTTATCAGGCATTGTCGGCT